AAAAGAGTAGAAGATAAAAAGAGTAGAGGAAAGTTTGTAGAATCTATCGTATCAGATATGTCTGAAATGTCTTATGGTATTGGTAGTGGTGGATCAGTAAGACCACAAGCCGATATGAAAAATGTACAAGCAGCAAAGTCACCATTACAAAAATTGAGAGACTTTGATAAAAGTCAAGTAGGTGGTCCTAAGATATTTAAAGACAAAGGTGGTAAACAATACTATCGAATGAAAAAGTCTGGCACCATGACAGTCATGAATGTTCCAGAAAGAGAGCTCCAAAAATATAAAAAAATGGGCTATGAAGTTGTTGAGTAAATCTAATGTCTGATTTGTCAGAATTTGTTAAACTTGTTTCTGAAGAGAAAAAAAAGAAAGAAGTAGAACTTGAAAACAAACTTAAAAATCCACAATCGGACTTAGCAAATCTCTTTGCCGAGTTAAAAACTATTCATGAAGAAACCAAAGACCCATTACCAAAAGATGAGCTTCCTATCAAGTTTGGCCCTCCTGAGTATGTAGAAAAAAATGAGTCTCCTGTCAATAAAATTATTGAGGATATAAAACTATCAGATGATGATAAAGGCAAATTAAATGAATTTTCTGATTTATTGAGTGGTATTGAACCTGTAGAAGAAATTTCAGAAGATGAGAACAAAGAAGAAATTGAAGAAATTGAAGAAGTTCAAGAAATTTTAAGTAAAGAAATTGAAGAGCTTGAAGAAGTTGTACTAGAGGAAAAAACTGAAGAACCTAGTGAAATTATTAAACAATCAATCAAAACTATTGGTGATATACGTTATGATAAAAAAGTAAAAAATTTAGATGATTATCCAAAACCTTTTAAAGCAGAACCAGCTCTTAATGCTGAACTTGCAGACTTTAAAAAGAAAATTAATGAACATCTTCACAAGATAGGATTTGCCTCTAGTGGTGGTGGTGGTATTGGTTCTATAAAAGATGCTGATGATATTAACATTGATAGTCAAGCAGATGGATTTATTCTTAAATACAACGCTACAACAGGACAATATGTATCTTCAGAGCCTTCAGAAACAAGTCTAAGACTATTGATAGACGGTACAGATGGTTCTTCTACAAATACTGGAGATCATATAGAACTTTCTGGCACTGATGCTTCTAGTACAAATGCTGGTGATGAGATAGTTTTAGAAGATGGTGTTAACGGATCAAGAGATTTTGAATATGCAGTATTACAAGAACTTTCCTCATCAATCATACCAAGTAGAAATGGTGTTTTTGATTTAGGCTCTCCAACAAATAGATTTGGTAGTCTTTTCTTGTTAGCAGATACTATTGATTTGGATGGTGCAACAATTAAATCAGATGGTTCTGGTCAAATAACGATATCAGCTGATGGTGCTATTTTTCCTGTTGGTTCTAAAGACACCGCTGGTAAAGAACTTTTAGTTGCCACTGCTGAAACAACAGATTCGGGGGTTTTAACTGGGCAGTCATCAAAAGATGTTTCTTTATTTACACAAGCAAGTGGTTTAACTACAGCTGCAGCAACATTCACATTCGCAAAAACATTAACAAACCGATCTGTTTATACGAATAGTGGTCATACATTCATACTAAGTAATGGTGACGCTAGAGCTGATAAATCAGTAGAATTGTTTGAATTTTAGATAGGTAATAAAAAATGACAGTAAAAGTTCCAATTAGGACAGTTTTTGATGGAAGCACCGCTACAGGACTTGCAGAATATCAATCTGGCGAATTTATAGGTTTGACTCATGGTGGTACTGGTGCGTCATTATCAATAGGTAGTGCTGGTCAAGTATTAAAAGTTAACAGTGGCGCAAGTGCTCTTGAGTTTGGCAGTGTAGAAGCAATTCTAAACATTGATGGCATGACTGATGGTTCTAGTATTACTATTGCAGATGGAGATGACTTTGCAATATCAGATGATGGAACTGAAAAGAAAGTTAATGCTTCCCAAATTGCAACTTATGTTGCTGCAAATTTATCAGCACTTGCCATCACTAGTTTAGATATTGATGGTGGCACAGATATTGGTGCCGGAATTGCTGATGCAGACCTGTTTATTATTGACGATGGTGCTGGAGGAACAAATCGAAAAACTGTTGCATCAAGAATTAAAACTTATATCGCAGACGTTACACTGACAACTGCTGCTCAAACAAATATCACATCACTAGGTACACTGACTGCATTACAAGTAGACAATATTAATATTAATGGTAATGCGATTAGTAGTACTGCTGGTACTGATTTAACAATTACACCAGTGTCAGGTCAACAAATCGTTCTTGATGGTGCGATTGTTATTGACGCTGGCGTAGTTACTGGTGCGACAAGTATAACATCAACTGCATTTGTTGGTGATATAACTGGTAATGTAACAGGTAATACAAGTGGTACTGCCGCAACTGTAACAACTGCTGCACAAACAAATATTACCTCACTAGGTACATTAACAACATTGACCGTTGACAATATTATTATCAATGGTGCAAACATAGGACACACCTCTGATTCAGATTCCATTGCTATTGCTTCAGATGGTAAGGTTACATTTACACAACAAATTATTGGAACATCATTAGATATTTCTGGTGATGTAGATATAGATGGTACTCTTGAAGCAGATGCAATTACCGTAGATGGCACTACACTTGCTGAGTTTATTTCAGATACAACTGGAGCAATGTTTTCAAGTAACACAGAAACAGGAATAACAGCCACGTACCAAGATGGTGATAATACAATAGATTTAGCACTTGCAGCTGCACAAACAACAATAACATCTTTACTTGCCACTGATATTAAGATTGGTGAAGATGATCAAACTAAAATAGATTTTGAAACTGCTGATGAAATACATTTTTATGCAGCAAACGCAGAGCAAGTATTTGTTTCAGATGGAGTGTTTGGGCCACAGACAGATAGTGATGTAGATTTAGGAACTACTGGAGTTCGTTGGAAAGATGCGTTTATTGATACTATTACAACAACAGGACTTATTACTTCTGGTAGTAATTTAGTAATAGCAAATGATGGAAATATTGGTTCTGCCGGTGATACAGATGCGATTGCAATTGATTCTTCTGGTAATGTAACTGCTTCACAAAATTTAGTTGTAACAGGCGATTTCACTGTGAATGGCACAACAACCACAGTAAGCACAACTAATTTAAAAGTTTCAGATACGTTGATAGAGTTAAATACTGGAGCCACTTCTAATGCAAATGATATGGGCATCATCATGGAGCGGGGTTCAACTGGTAATAATGCCATCTTTATGTTTGATGAAAGTGCAGACGAATTTACAGTTGGCACAACCACTGCCACCAATGATGCTACTGGTAACATCTCTATTACAGCAGGAACATTTACAGCTGCAACTCTCAAAGGAAATCTAGTTGTTGCAGACGATGGTGACATTGGTTCTGCAAGTGCAACAGATGCTATGCAAATATCCTCTGGTGGTATTGTGACTTTTAAAGATGATATTTTAATTAAGGACGGTGGTACGATTGGTTCTGCTTCTGATGCAGATGCTATTACAATTGCATCTGATGGTGTAACAACATTTTCACAAAAAGACGTACACAGTGTTGGATTGTCTGTAAAGAACGCAGCAACTTCAGCAGGGTTTGTAGAGTTTTTTGAAGATAGTGATAATGGAACAAACAAAGTAACTTTAATTGGCCCTGCTTCAACTGCTGATGTTACTGTAACATTACCAAATGCAACTGGAACTCTTGCAACAACAACAAGTGCAGCTTCCGAAGCGATTGCATTAAGTATTGCTTTAGGATAGATATGTTAAAAGTTTATATACTCATAGTTGTACTTGGTCTTGTTGGTGGTGTTGTCTATGGTGGATACTATTACTACAAAGACACACAATCACGCATACAGACATTGACAGAGAATAGTGCAAAACTAGAAACTGCTGCAAAGATGCAGAAAAATACTATTGATACTCTACAAGCAGATGCTGCAAAATATGCAGAATTAAATAATGAATTACAAACTAAGCTGGTTAATGCGAATAAATATAAGAACCAATTACTAAGTAAGTTAAGAAAGATAAATCTTAGTAAGTTGAGTGCAGAAGAACCAGCAGTTTGGGAAAGGAAGATAAACAATGCATCTAAAGAAGTGCTTGAAAGTTTCGAGTCTATTACTGCTCACCCTAGTTCTAAGTAGTTGTAGTTCTTGGCCCAAACTTACACAAATTGAAGTTCAGACGGTAGAGGTAGAAAGAAATATACCTATACAGAATCGTCCTCAACCTATTACAATGAACACCACTATGAAATGGTGGGTTGTTACGGAAGAGAATTTTAAAGAGTTTAAAGAGAAGTTTCAAAAAGAGAATGGTGATCCTTTAGTTGCATATGTATTAAGTGTAAGAGACTATGAAACCCTCGCACTAAACATGGCAGAGATTAGAAGATACATTGAACAACAGAAAGAGATTATCATATACTACGAAGAAGCCGCTAAACCAAGAGATGAAAAGGAGATTATGAAATGACAAGTTATGCAAAAGTAAAATGGGATATTATCGAAAAGTGGAATAGTGATGCTAAATATGATAATCAATATCTAATTCAGATGGCTTCAGATAATGGAGTTGAAATTAGAAATGAAAAAGCAGATAGAAAATCTATCGTTGCAAAAGTAGCAGATTCTGTGATTAAATCTGGTATTGAAAGTGGAGATTATTCTGTAACTGAATGGGGTACATTTTCTCAAGAGCAAATTAACTTTGAAAATTATATGGGAAGTTTAGGAGTACCAGAACCAGAATTAGATTTGGATGTTGACCTTGATGCACATGAACACGAACATGAACATGAGGATGGTACTGTTCATTCTCATTCACATGAAGAGGGTCATCATGACGATGAACATGAACACGATGATGGAACAGTTCATTCACACAAAGGCGGTGATGAACCTCATCATCACCATGAAGACGGTACGACACATGATCACGAAGATGGTGACGAGCCACATACGCATGAGGAAGTAGAACTTCCAGATTTTAAAAAGATGTCAAAGAAAGCTTTAGATGATTGGGCAGAAGAAAAAGGTATTATTTTAGATAGAAGAAAAACTAAAGCTCATATGATTGCAGAACTGAATAAACAATTATAGGAGAAATTTACATGGGAAGTTTTACTAACAAAATAACAGCGGAGTTCACTCCACCTAAGACATGGAAGTTAGAAGAGGACTTAGGATTTAGAGAGGGTACTCTTACTAAAGAACAAGTTAAACTTCTCAGAGATGTTGGAGCAAACATTAAAGATTCGGGTGTGATTACTTGCACAAAGGGAATGAGAACAGACCTTGCGTCTACTCCAAGAATTATATGGGCATTGATTTCGCCTTGGGACGTTGCTCGTGCTGCTATTATTCACGATCATCTTTATGCAAAACTTAGACATTACTATAGTTCAGGCCATGGTATGAGTAGTAATTGGTATTGGAAATGGAAAGCAGCAAAGGTTCTATCTGACAAAATATTTTTGTTGGGTATGAAGTCTGCTGACCCAAAAGTACCTTTCTGGAAAATGTATCCAGCCTATTGGGCGGTTCGTTTGTTTGGTCGTTGGTCTGCAAAGTAAATGACTAGATGTAAAAATTGTGGTCACGAATCTCATTGTGGCGTTCCNNTAAGAAAAGATGTNGACAGGTCTGGAACTGAAATAGAAGTTTGTAGAAACTGTAGTTGCGATAACTGTCTCGCAACTTACCGGCAGTCTTTGCCTTAGTAAGGAGATAGAAATGGCTTGCGATAATGAAAAATGTAAAAGTTTAGATTGTGATTGTGACCCTTGTGAATGTACGGAGGAAAATTTATGCGAATGTTGTGCAGAATAGTAACACTAGGAATTGTAGTTTTATCTACTTCTGGTTGTTCAGCTCTAATTAAATATTTAACAATTTTTGGAGATTAGAATGTGGTTCTGGTTAATATCTGCAATAGCA